TGGCTGGTGATCGACGGCGGCGTCTATTCCATAACCGGCGTGAAGCCCCAGACCGACCGCACGCTGCTGACGCTCACGTCCCCCTTGGACGCCTTTTCCCGGCCGCTGGAACTCGCCGAGCAGACCGCAAAGCAGACTGTCGGCAACTTCATCGTTCAGCAGCTGACCGAACACTGGATTGAATGCACGGACACCGCCTATGCGCTGCCATATCTGACGGTGTCCAATTTGGACACAACCGCTTTTTCACCGCCGGAGCTGGACAACAACGACTGCTACAAGCTTTCCGAGTATGCCAGGCTCATGCGCCGCAGCTACCGGGTAACGGTGCGGTTTTCGGACGGTGGTGACGAGCTGCTGTGCAACATCTCCACCCCACCAATCGAAGCCCACAATATCAGCTTTGACGATGGGAAAAGTCAGCTTCAGAACCTGGATTATTCGGCTTCCGGCACTGCTAAACTGACGGTGCTGTGTGACGTAGATACCGGAGAGAAGGACGACGACGGGGAGCCTATCGTTTCCCGGCAGAGAAGCACCTGGTATCTTGCGGAGGACGGCACTGTATCCCAGACGGTTCCCGCCCGCCGGGCTTCGGGGACGTGGGACACGATTTCCGTCAAAAAGCTTGAAGAGGTGGAGACAAAAGTCATAGAGACTTTTGCCAAAAACAAGACCAACCACAAGCTGGAATTCTGGAGTACTCTGAATCTCAACGTACAGGATAATTGCACGTTTTATGCCTATGGTGAGATCCTCCGTTCCTACATCTCCTATAAACGGAAAAGCAGCGAGGACTCCCGTTACTATTACAAGTCCGGTGAGCTGGCCACTACGGCCACAGAAAAATTGAGAGGAGTAATCAAATGAGTGCGAATTTTACCGGTGTGACATTCCCCAATCAGAAGGTGACCCCGGCCAACGATGCGGTTATCCGCCGCGCCATCTTTGACGACGGCATTCTGACCGGCTGTGATCTGAGCTATTCCGGTTCTACGCTTACGATGACGGCGGGGCAGCTCATGATCTGCGGGCGTCAGATCATCCACCCGTCGTCCCAGAACTGGGCAGTAACCGAGGCAACTTCCGGGTATGCCCGGCTGGTGCTGACGATCGACGTCACCCGCACCAGCACGAAGGACACCTTTGATCAGGTGGTGGACGAAATCCAGTATGCTACGGATGCGAACGGATTTGCTGATTTGACCACAGCCGACATCAACGCTACGGGCACCAGATATCAGGTAGCCGTTTGCGTGGTGTCTCTGGGGCCTGGCGGTATTACCGGAATTGCAAGCAAGCTTGACATGACGGAGGGTGGTGGGGCGGGAGGCGTTTTGACGGTTACGGTGATTCCTGGGGAACTGGTGACGGTTTCCCACGGTGATAAATCGCAGACAAAGGCTGCAAACGCCAGCGGCGTGGCGGTATTCAAGGGGTTGAAGGCCGGAGCGTGGACGGTAGCTGTTACAAGAAATGGTAAGCCGACTGCAAAAACCGTGATTATTGTGACAGATTATTCCGTATCGATTCCTCTTAGTACTATCCCTGAATTCACCTATACCGGCGACTACGAGATCGTCAACGATTCCGACGAGCCTATCACCGTATCTGAGGGCAACTGGAAAATCCGCTTCCTAACCTCCGGTACGCTGACGTTTACCAATCTCAACGGTGCAGAAAACGGTATCGACGTCTTTCTCGTTGGGGGAGGAGGAAGCGGTGCTGGTGGCGGTTCAAATAGTGATGACGGAGGTTATGTGCAGGGGGCAGGTGCTGGTGGTGGCTACACAAAAACTACTAAAAATGTTGCTGTTGAAGTAGATACGGAGTACACCATCACTATTGGCTCAGGGGGTATCGGGCATGCTGCTTACAGAACGAATGGGAAATCAGGTGGAACCACATCTGCGTTCGGTCAATCGGCACTTGGCGGTTCAGGCGGCAATGCTAATTGTCATGGTGGCAACGGGGGATCTGGTGGCGGTGCTGCTGGATTTGGTTCTAATGATCGCGGGGCAGCTGGCGGTATGGACGGCTCCAATGGTGGTTCTGTTGATTCAATGCCCGGTGGTAAAGGGCAGGGTACCACCACAAGAGAATTTGGCGAAGAGAACGGCAAACTATACTCCTCTGGGGGTGATGGATACAAGAGTCCTCCCACGGCAAGAGATGCAAATTCAGGGAATGGTGGCCACGGCAATGGCTACGGAGAAAACAAAGATGGTGCTGGTGGTTCTGGAATCGCAATCATCCGCAATGCAAGGGGGGCTGCATAATGGCAAAGAGTATGGCACATATCAAAAACGGCACTATAACCAACATGCTATGGTGTTCCGATTCTGAACCGGAAACGGCCTCCCTTATCAACCCCACAGACCGTCCCGTGGCTATCGGCGATACCTACAGTGACGGCAAATTCTACCGGGATGGTACGGAAATCCTCACCCCGCTGGAAGAGGCACTGAAGAAGAACGCCGAATACGAAGGCGCTCTATCAGAAATTGAAACCGCTTTGGGGGTGACCACGTGACCATCGAAGAACGGAAGCAGAGAATCCTTGCGAAAATCGCGGAAATGAAGGCCGAGGGCGCGGACATGCAGAACGCCCTGACAATCCTGGAGGTGAAGCCGGATGAAGTGGAGTAACGGAGCCAAAAAGCGGCTGGTGGAAATCCGCGCCGCCGAGGACGGGGAGCAGGATATGCGTGCCATCGCCGCGAGTATCGCCAAGCTGCCTCCCGGCCAGCTTAAGAAGATCCTTTCCGAGGACATTATCGCCATTCTGGCGAAGTATGGGGTGGTAATCGGATGACGACCAAGCAAAAGCAATGCTTGCTGCTGTACCTTGGGTACTATGCGGGGGAAATCGACGGAATTTGGGGCGATAACTCCCGCTGCGCCACCGAGGCATTCCAGCGTAATTACGGGCTTACCGTGGATGGGATATTCGGCATCGGGACGGAGGCACGTATCCGGGAGGTCGTTGCTTCCGGAGAGCCGCCCCAACAGCCCCAAGACACCCCGGGGACGGAGGGCGGCGCAGACTGGTGGAAGGATATCCGGTATTTCAAGCGTGCCGAATTTCGCTGCCCCTGCGGCCGCTGCGGCGGATTCCCGGTGGAGCCGCAGGAATCCATTGCGCGTACCGTGGACGAAATCCGCTACAGGCTGGGTATCCCGATTTCCATTGTGGACGGAGGCGGTTCCGGCGTGCGGTGCGCGGCGCACAATGCGGAGGTCGGCGGTGTGGCCAATTCTCAGCATTTGTACGGGCTTGCGGCGGATCTGCACAGCGCAGCAAGTCCGGCGCAGATGAAAGCCGTGGCAGAAGATGTCATGGGGCGCACCGGTGGTATCGGGCTTTACGCTTGGGGGATTCACGTGGACACCCGCCCCGGATATGCCCGGTGGAACGGCTGAGAAAGAAGGACCGAGATGAACGAATTGGTAAAAACTGCCGTTACGATTCTAATCACGCTGATTGGGTCGGCGGGCTTCTGGAGCTATCTGGATGCCCGCCGGACAAAGAAAAGCGCAAGCACTCGCCTTTTGATAGGAATCGCCCACGATAGAATCACATTTCTTGGCATGAAATACGTGGAGCGGGGGTATATCACCCGTGATGAATACGAGAATCTGAACGACTATCTTTATGAGCCATATGCAGAAGCCGGAGGCAACGGCTCTGCGAAACGTGTAATGGAGGAAGTACGGAAACTTCCGCTACATAACTAAGGAGGAATTATATTATGCTGGAATATTTCATTTATCACTACGGTACGCAGATCATTGCGGCCATTCTGTGCGCGATCTTCGGCTGCCTGGGCTATGCCATCAAGCAGCTGGCCACGAAGTACGTCAACGATGACACAAAGCGCTCTATTGCCCGTGAGGCCATGCTGTTCGTGGAACAGGTGTGGAAGACCATTCACGGCGCGGACAAGCTGTCCAAGGCGCTGGAAGTCGCTGAGGCTCTGCTGAAGAAAAAGGGCATCGACTTTGACGCTGAGGAAATGCAGATCCTGATTGAGGCGGCTGTGGCTGAATTCAATAAGACATTCAAGTCTACGCCCCTGACTGAAGAATCCACCGCCGACGCTGCGCGGCGGGTAGTATCTGAATAA